GCTTGGTTCGACGAGCTGTGTGCGTTTGATTACCTCGATGACGCCTACGATGGAGTACAGTTTACGCTCCGACTCAAGGACCCGCGCATCCCTCGAGTGCAGCAGATTATTACCACCACACCAAAGCCAAAAGAATTAATTGTAGATTTAGCAGAGGGTAAAATTGGTGGCGACGTATACATGGTTAATGCCAGCTCGTATGACAACCGAGCCAACCTATCAGAGACGTTCTTTAAACAGCTTGAGACGTACGATGGCACCGACATTGGTCGACAAGAGATCTATGGTGAAATCCTTGACCCAGAATCATCAGGCATTATTAAACGTAAGCAGTTTAGGATGTGGCCGGCCAACAAACCAACACCTAACCTAGAATACGTCATAGCTTCATATGACCCAGCAACCAGCGAAAAGACAATGAACGACCCGACGGCCTGCACGGTATGGGGAGTATTTGAAAGAGAAGACGCAGGAACAGCAATTATTTTGCTAGACGCTTGGGATGCACATTTAGCCTACCCAGAACTACGCCGAAAAGTAATTGACGACTTTAAAGAGATTGTGTACGGAGCTGATAATGACTTTGGTAAAGGCCGTAAAGCCGACCTTATTCTCATGGAAGACAAATCAGCAGGTATTTCCCTAATCCAAGAACTTCAAGGAGCCGGAGTACCCGTTCGGGGGTATAATCCTGGAAGAGCAGATAAAGTTCAACGACTTAACATTGTTTCTCCGTTAGTTGCCAAAGGTAAAGTGTTTATACCTGAAGAGCCAAAACAAAAAGGGGAGTTTGTGGCTTGGGCTAAGCGGTTCATACGCCAGGTGTGCTCATTCCCCGAAGCAGGGGGGCATGATGACTATGTGGACTCATTATCACAAGCTTTACGGGTACTTAGGGACTCTGGGTGGATCCAATTAGACCCCCTTCCAGCAAGAAATTACGATTATGCTGATGATTTAACTGGAAAACGATTTGTAAATCCTTATGCACAGTAGGGCGGAATATCTGTTTTGTTTGCATTAGTGTAATTAGGAACAGAATTCACCTATATATGAACATCTTTAAATCCCCGTACAAGACATAACCTATGGCAAATCCACTAATACCAATGCAGTCGGGTAATAACTTACCTGGGCTTGATCGTGAAGAAGATGTTAAAAAAGCAGCAGAACAAGATGCTGAAATGGATTACTACGAAGACGCTCTTGGTTTAGAACCCGGAGATGTAGAGGAAGAAGTAATTGAATTGGAAGATGGTTCTGTCATTATCAATTACAGAGCCAAAGAAAGCCCATTAAAAAATCCTGAGTTTTATGCTAACTTAGCTGAAGACTTAGATGATGATGTTTTACAAACGCTTGCCATTGAATATTTAGATTTTATTGATGTTGATAAAGAATCACGTAAGCAACGCGATAAACAATACGAAGAAGGACTCAAGCGAACTGGTTTAGGTAAAGATGCACCTGGCGGCGCTACGTTTGATGGCGCGTCTAAAGTTGTACACCCTGTCATGGCTGAGGCTTGCGTTGACTTTGCTGCATCATCATCAAAAGAATTATTGCCACCCGATGGAATTGTTAAATCAAACATCAAAGGTGAAGCTGATACTATAAAAGAAAAAACTGCAGACCGCAAAGTATCGTTTCTTAACTGGCAGCTCTCTGAACAAATTCCAGAGTACCGCGACGAGATGGAACAGTTACTTACACAACTACCTCTTGGTGGTTCACAGTTCCTTAAATGGCGTTACGACAGCGAACAAGCAAGACCTACTTGCGAATGGGTTGCAATTGATAACATTATTTTACCATACGCATCAACTAATTTTTACACTTCACCACGGGTAACTGAAGTACAAGACATTACTGAAGATGCGTTTTTACAACGTGTTGAGCAGGGTATTTACCTTGACATAGACACGGTATACTCGTCTGATGCACCTTTAAATGACCAGACAAGATCACAAAAAGCAAACAATAAAATTGAAGGCAAAGAAGATCCATCTAAAAACATTGATGGTTTACGCCGTATTTATGAAATAACCTGCTTTATGCGGTTAGATGATGATTCTGAAACAGAAGGTCGTCGTGCTCCGTATATTATGACAATTGATGAGACCACAAGCAAAGTTATTGCTTTGTATCGCAACTGGGAATGTAACGATGAGAAACTTGAGAAATTGGACTGGTATGTCGAGTTTAAGTTTATTCCTTGGCGTGGAGCTTACGCTATTGGTTTACCTCAGCTTATCGGTGGCCTTAGTGCTGCTCTTACCGGTTCTCTTCGTGCTTTACTTGATGCTGCGCATATCAACAACAGCCAAACAATGCTTAAACTCAAAGGTGGACGCATTGGTGGGCAAAGTGACAGAATCGAGCCAACACAGGTAATTGAAATTGAAGGCGCACCTGGTGTTGACGATGTACGCAAGATTGCAATGCCTATGCCCTTTAACCCACCATCTGGCGTTCTTATGGAATTGCTGGGTTGGTTAACTGCAGCTGCTAAAGGTGTTGTAACTACAGCGGAAGAAAAAATTGGTGAAGCCAATAACAACATGCCCGTTGGAACAGCACAAGCTTTAATTGAACAGGGCGCAAAAGTTTTCTCCAGCATTCATGCTAGATTACATCGTAGTCAAGCTAAATCGTTGGCCATTATTTCTCGTATTAACCACTGGTATCTGTCCGAGATGGACAATCAGTCGGGCGAAGAAATTCAGGTACGTGATTTTGCGTATAACAACGATGTACGTCCCGTATCTGATCCTAACATTTTTTCTGAAACACAACGCGTTGCACAAAACCAAGCGCTATTACAAATGGCTGCAGCCGCGCCCCCTGGAATGTTTGACATTCGTGCGGTGTATCGTCGTGTTTTAGGACAACTTAAAGTTCCTGCAATTGATGAGGTGTTACCAAACCCATTAGGAGCCAAAGAATCAAACCCCGCACTAGAAAACGTGGCTATGACTATGGGACGTCCTGCCGCAGCATACCCAGATCAAGATCATATTGCCCATATTAAGATTCATTTGGAGTACGCCAATAACCCAGCCTATGGAGCAAATCCTGTAATTGGTCCTGTGTTTACCCCGATTGCTCTTGAACATATTAAACAACATTTGACACTACATTATTTGCAATCTATGCGAGCATGTGTTGCTGAAGCAGCCGGTGGTAAAGATACCCTGGAATTGCATCAAGAAAAACCACTTGATTTGGAAGCACAACAAGCTTTAGCATTGGCTTCACAAATGGTTTCTCAAGATTCACAGCAAACCATGGGGCCGTTTATACAACAAATTCAAGCATTGGCCCAGAAAGTTCAACAAGCACAACAAGCCCAACGTCAAGCCGCTTCTGAAGCAGATCCAACAGCGCAAGTTATTCTTAAAACACAAATGGCTGAAACTGAGCGTAAAGCAGCTGAATCTCAAGCTCGTATGCAGCTTGAAACAGAAAAAGACAAGCAAGATTACCAGTTACGCATAGCTGATTTACAACGCTTGGTTTTAGAACTACAATCTAAGTACGAAACCCAAACAGCAATTGATTCAAACAAAAATGCTACCCAAATCGCTATGGCGGACATTAATAACGCCTCTAGAGAACGGGTTGCAACAATTAATGCCAATACTGCATTAAGCTCAGAACAAATTGCAATGGCACGGGAACAAAACCAAACCGCTTTGGAAGCATCACATCAAGCGCAAATGGATATTCGCCAGCATGGAATCAATATTGAGCAACAAGCATTTCAGCATCAAGCAGATGCAGTAAAAGCGCACATTGTTTCGCAACAACAGAGTCAATTAGAGCAACAAAAACATCAACAAACAATGCAACAACAGGCGGCCCAAACAGTTCAAGCAGCACCAACTGAACCAGCTGCCGGATTACCAGCCCCTGCAGCACCCGCAGCACCCGCAGCACCCGCAGCACCCGCTGGATTACCCGCAACACCAGAAACACCCCAAGCACCACAAACACCCCCAACAGGAGCAATTTAAATGGCAAAAAACCCACAAGACGGCGGCGAATTAGGCTTTCGTAAAACATACAAGATGACTGGCGAAGTTGGTTATGCTGGCGGCCCAGATCAAAAAGTTGATAATGGACCCTCTGGTTCACAGCGCCCCAATAACGCAGTAAAAGGCAAACCAGCTCGTTCAAGCAAAGTTGGCCCAGGTAAAAACCTAAAAGACATCGGCGGCGGAAACTTTTATTAAGCAATTTAGGGCGGAAACTCCATTTTGTTTGCATTAGTAAAATTATGAAAGACTTTATCAGCGAAATTATCGGTCGTGTAAAGACTGAGCAGAATTCAATAGCTGAAACCGTCACAGCTGGAATGAATGTCAATACTTTTGATGACTACCAACGTTTAGTTGGCAGGCACGAAGGATTTAAGATGGTACTTGACATTATTAACGAGATATTGACGGAAGACGAAGAAGACCTGTAAAGGTTAAGGAGAGCAGCCGAATGGCAGCGTACGCATTTGATAGTAAAAGTAAAGATGAACCGGATTTAAGATCAGAATCAGAGTGTTTTCCCGAGATTGACCCCGGTTTAGAGGTTGCTGGAGACAGAGTACTTGTGCAGTTACGCAGGGAAAAAAGCACCAGTAAAGGCGGAATCATCTTAGTTGATGAAACCAGACAGACGTTACGTTTCAACGAGACCGTGGCTAAAGTGATCCAAATTGGACCTTTAGCATACAAATCACCAGAAGACTTAACCCCATGGATCGAAGGTCCTTGGTGTAAAGAAGGTGACCTAGTTCGCACCATTAAATACGGCGGC